CAAAGAACTCAGGTTCATTCCAACAAGCGGTCAACGCTTCAATGGAGAATGGAGTTGTTTTCTATTCTCAAGTTCTTGAGATGACTATGCCAAACCTCATTGCAGCGGACAACGTAGAAGTTGCCGATTTGCTCAAGGGGCGTTTGACAATCATCGTTCAGGATGTAAACGACAATTACTTCGCGATGGGTAACACTCAAGGAGCTGAAGCTTCTGGAGGTACTATCGGAACGGGAACGGCAAAAGGAGACCTCAACGGCTACCAATTGCAGTTCACCGCAGAGGAGGCTATCCCTGCTCCATTCGTTGCATCTGACGACGCGAATATTACGTTCACCTCTGTTTGATTCTGTTTTTTTGGTTAGGTTCAAAGGAGGGGGAGGGCATTACGTCCTCCCTCTTTTAGTTTAATGAAATGATAGCAGCAGGAATAGCACTTCTCGCAGACCGCTTCCCTCGAAGCCTCGAAACAATTGACTCTCTACTTCCCCAAGTGGATAAAATCTTGCTGTCGTTAAATGGATTTAACTACATACCCGAAGAGCTATCTCATCCCAAGGTTGGGGTGTACTATATGGGGGTAAATATTGGGGATATCGGGAAGTTTCATAATTGGGATGGTGACTTCGTTTCATGCGATGATGATCTCATCTATCCAGATACATATATCGAGGACTTCCTCGCAGCATCGAAACAATACCCTGACACGATCCTCACGCATCACGGGAATACATTCGAAGCTCCGGTCGATAATTGGTTTCGAGCCAAAGCAGAAGACCCGAAGGCCGTCCGATGTCTGCAAGGAAACAAAGAAATTCAAGAATTGAGCGTCCCCGGCACGGGAGTCAGTTACTATCCCGCTTCGTTATACCCGAGCGTTTATGAATTCGTAAAAGAATCCGACCAATACAATTGTCAAGACATGGTAGTCGGTGCATGGCTCAAACGAGAGGGAAGCAAAGCGGTTGCTTTAACGCATGAAAGCGCGTATTTTGGATATACTCACCCAAAGCATACCATTTGGGAAGAGACCGTTCAAGACCGAGAGAAGCAGACGGCCAAATTTAACCGAATACTTGCATGAAAATCGCTCTTCACATACCCGTTTGGAAACGGCTTGAATTGACCCGCGCTTGCTATGTGGGTTTGCAGCGTTCTATCAAAGAATTTGCGCAAGAAGGTTTTGAGCTTCAGCCGTGGATAGGATGGACAGAGCCTGAACATCAATCCCTTGCGGATGAGTTTGGCTTTCGCAATGTATTCTGTGAGAATGAAAACCTCGGAGACAAAAATCAACAGCTTTACGAAGCCATGAAGGCAGAGCCTTGGGATTGGTTTATGCAGTTAGGATCGGACGACTTCTTCCTTCCCGGGGTCGCAAAGGTCTATAAAGAGCATATGAAAGAACACGATTTCGCGGGGTTTCGACAGATTTATTTCCTCAGAGCAAAAGAGAGAGACGGCACACTCGTACAAGGTTACCCATGCGGGGCAGGAAGATATATGAGCAGAGAAATCGTTGATGCTTGTCCGGTGCTTTGGACGGGTCGCAGGCGCGGTCTGGACGGTATGTCAAATGATGCAGTATGGAATAACACAAAAAAGCGTTATTTCAATATGCCAGGATGCTATATCGCAGACGTTAAGACAGAGGTTCAAATCAGCGAATACCATCGCTATGATAAAGATATGTATTACCTCGATGAGGTAGTCCCTGAAGCCCATTTGATATGATACACCTCAATCCCAACTCAGCCACCGAACAGAAAGTCTATCTCACTCTTCAGGAGATGAAGAAAGACTTCGATACGTTCGCGAATTATCTCGTACTTTTCCAAAGCATGGCAAGCCGCGAAGATTACTATTTTATTGGAGATGTCGAAACAGACAATCCGAGGTACACCGCGCTTTCTATTTTCACCAACGTCGACGATCCTTTGAACGGGGATATCTTACTAGAGGAAACGGGTCAATACTTCTATAAAGTCTGGGGGCAGAACTCTACCACTAACTTAGACCCAACCGACGCAACTGTTGTCGCACTCATTGAAGAAGGGACTCTCGATGTAACGGGAGCAGTTGGATACAACATCCCAACCATCGACGTACCCGACAACGTTATTTACTATCAGTAATGGACATACTAAAACTCAGCCAATACCAAGAAAGGAGCTACGCGGAAAGCGCAAACTCTAAAGGCTTCGTCAACTACGGGGACGATAACCTCTTCCCGCAGTACCTCATTGACCTCTTCCACTCTTCGTCCACTCATAACGCTTTGACGACTACCATTGCAACGATGGTTTTCGGAGAGGGTTTTGATGCTACGACTTTAGACGGTCGTTTGGCATTTGACCAATGGAATCTCAACGATGAGCTTCGCAAGGCTTGCGTTGACTTTCAAATTCAAGGCGGCTTTGCTTTGGAGGTGAATTGGTCACTCGATAGAACGACTATCGCAAACGTCTCTCACCTTCCTTTTGAGAATATCCGTTCGGGCTTTGTAAACGAAGACGAGCAGGTAAATTACTACTACTACTCGAAAGACTGGAGCAGCAAGACAGAAGAGGTAGATGAGATTTGCACCTTCGACCCTGAGAGGAAACTCGACCACCCTACGCAGATATTTTACGTAAAGCCGTTTTCACCGGGTTCTTTCTACTATCCAAAGCCATGCTACACGGGTTCGATTGACTACATCGAGCTTGATAAGGAGATCGGAAAGTATCACATCAACAACATCAAGAACGGGATGTCCCCGTCTTTCTCTATCCACTTTAAGAACGGTATCCCACCACAAGAGGAGAGAAACCGCATCCGAATGGATATCGAGCGACAAATGTCCGGGGCAAGCAACGCGGGGAAGTTTATAGTCACGTATTCCGACGATCCCGAAAGGAAGCCAGACTTTGAGCCGTTCCAATTGTCCGACGCTCACAATCAATATCAATTCCTTTCTGAAGAGGTAACCGCGAAGATTATGGTTGGACATAGGGTCACCAACCCGCAGATGTTCGGGGTTGCTGTACCGGGTAAGCTTGGAGGCGGTGGGGAGCTTGCAGAATCTGCGGAGCTATTCGAGCAAAACGTTGTGAGACCAAATAGAAGAATTGTCGAAGAGACTGTTAAAACACTTTTACGGGCTGCGGGCTTGGATTCTTTAGTTCTTGAATTGAGCAGTCAAGAGGACGAAGTCAACCTCGATGCCTCATGGGAACACCTCGACGCATTAGGAGAGGATATAAGCGATGAATGGGAGCTGATAGACGAAAGCCCCGTTGACTATGAAACGGAGTCCGTTAAGGACGCTCTTTGGGCGTTTGCAAGGGCAATAGTCCCCGAAGCAAGCCGACCAACTGGAGGTAAGAGCGAGCAAGACACCGAAATCATAAAGGTTCGGTACGTGTATTCCCCTAATTCCGTGCAGGATGATTCTCGTGACTTCTGCAAGAAGATGGTTGCAGCGCGTAGAGTGTACCGAAAAGAGGATATTGAAGCCGCAAGTAGACGCGCAGTCAACCGAGGTTTCGGAGAAGGCGGGTCAAACACCTACGATTTGTTTCTCTACAAAGGAGGCGCACGATGTCACCATTTTTGGAGCCGTCGCACGTACCTAAAGAAGACAAACGAGAAGATATCAGTCAACCAAGCGAAGAAACTGATACGAGAAGCGGGGGTTGATGCTAAAAGATTGCCCACAAACTCGCCCAAAGTCGCACAACGTCCCATCGATATGCCCAATGAAGGCTTCGTAAACCCCCGATAATGGCACTACAAGCAGAAGTACTCTTCGTGAATCCCGATTATATCAAGCGGATCACCAATATCAACGCGAGTGTAGAAGACTCTTACCTCGTTCCGTCCGTTATTTTGGCTCAAGACAAGTATATCCAACTCTATTTGGGGACGGATTTACTCGAAAAGCTAAAGACAGAGGTCACTCAAGTAGGCGGGCCTACCGGAAACTACGCTCTTTTACTCGATAACTACGTCCGAAAGGCAACGCTTTGGTGGACGATGGTTGACCTTATGCCGTCGCTGTACGTAAAGATTGACAACGGAGGTCTCGCTATCAGAGTATCTGAGGATACAACGGGTATCTCTCCCGATGATTTACACCGAGAAACAGAACGCGCACGAACCAACGCTCAGTTCTACACGTTCCGACTGTACAAATACCTTTGTAACAACTCCTCACTCTTTCCAGAGTATTCATCAAACACGGGAGCTGATATGCTTCCCCAACCTGCTGACTACTATCAAAGCGGATTGAGTATCTCACGCGGTGGAAGCGGTGTGGAAACTGTTGATTTACGTTATCTGTTCAAATGAGAAATAGCAGAGAGAAAAATATTACCCTACTAAAGAAGTTCCTCGATGATTTCAATCGAAACAATACTAACAATACTCCCAAGCCTTCTCGGGATCATAGCGGTATGGGTAAACCTAAACCGAGACATTGAA